ACCACAATGGCTCCAACAAGGTGTGGTGACATGGAACAAGGGTAATGTAGAACTAGAGAACGGGTCTAAGGTTATTGCGGCCTCCACCAGTTCCTCAGCAATCCGAGGTGGTTCCTTTAACATTGTGTTCTTGGACGAATTTGCTTTCGTACCAAACAATATTGCCAACGAGTTCTTTAACTCCGTTTATCCGGTAATATCATCTGGTAAATCATCAAAGATTATCATTGTTTCCACACCAAATGGTATGAATCTATTCTATAAGTTATGGATGGATTCACTAGAAGGACGAAACAACTATAAAAACTTTCAAATTCATTGGTCAATGGTACCAGGTCGAGATGATGCTTGGAAAGAAGAAACGATTCGTAACACATCAGAACGGCAGTTTTCACAGGAGTTTGAAACTGAGTTTTTAGGATCATCAAACACTCTTATTTCTGGTTACAAACTACAGCAATTAAGGTATATGAATCCAATTGCCGACCATGATAAGATGAAAATCTACGAAAATCCAATCAAAGAAGGTGCTGAACACAAATCCGACCACCTATATTGCATTTGTGTGGACGTATCAGAAGGTAAAAATTTAGATTCTTCAGCCTTTTCGGTAATAGATATATCTTCTACACCATATAAACAGGTGGCCACATATAATAGTTCTTCAATATCACCAATATTGTTCCCTACTGTAATCTACAATGCGGCCAAATTGTATAACGATGCTTACGTTTTGGTAGAAATAAACAATAATCCTCAAGTGGCCGATATATTACACCAAGACCTTGAGTATGAGAACTTATTAAAGGTCTTTACCGGCAATAAAAAACCACAACAATTATCTGCTGGTTTTGCCAGAGGCGTTCAGATGGGCCTTAAAATGTCACCACAGGTAAAACAAATTGGTTGTTCCAACTTAAAAACTTTGATTGAAGGTGATAAGTTACTGATTAATGACTTTGATACTTATTCAGAGTTAACCACTTTTGAACAGTATAAAACCTCTTTTGCGGCGGCCGATGGGGCCAATGATGATAATGTAATGACTTTGGTTATTTTTGCTTGGGCGGCCACTCAAAAATACTTTAGAGAAATAGTTAACCATGATTTAAGAAAACAGATTCAATTGGAAAATATGAATCAAATTGATGAAGAGGTTCTACCTGAACCTATTATTGATGACGGTACAAAACCAGATTTTATGATTGAGGGTGGAGATTTATGGGAAGTTGCCAATGGTGGCGACACCTATTCAAACTATACCGCCAAGTGGTTCAAGGATCTATAAATCCTATGATTGATAAATATTGCTATGGTATCATAACTGCCAGAATAACATCATATTTAAGGAGAATAAAATGGCGTTTCAAATCTCTCCAGGCGTAAACGTTTCCGAGGTTGACTTAACTACAGTCGTTCCTTCGATTCTAACTACGGCCGGTGCTTTTGTTGGAAATTTTGCGTGGGGACCAGCAAAAAAAATAATTCTTGTGGACAGCGAATCAACTTTAAAACAAACATTTACAGGTCCAACTGATAATACAGCTGCATCCTTTTTTACTGCAGCAAGTTTTTTATCATATGGAAATAATTTAAGCGTTGTTCGAGCTGTTGAAGCTAACGTATCTAATGCAACAGCAAATTCAGTATTACAAATTGCAAATGAAGATGTGTTTCAATTTCTTTATTTAAATAACGATAATAGAAATTTATATGGTGCTTTTACTGCTCGTTATCCTGGTTCTTTAGGTAATTCTTTAGATGTTCACGTTTGTGCAAACACATCACTATTCAGCACTTGGGCATATAAATCGTATTTTACCAGTGCACCAGGAACTTCTGAATATGCGGCATCGGTTGGAGGTTCCAATGATGAACTTCACGTTGTTGTTGTAGATTCTGGCGGTAAATTTACCGGATCACAAGGAACTGTATTAGAAACTTATGCGTTTTTGTCAAGAGCATCGGATGCTTCAATCAATGGTTCTTCAAATTATTATAAAAATGTAATTTTTAATACATCAAAATATGTTTATGCTATAGACCCTCCAAGTTATGGTGCTACTTATTTGTCTTGGGGAACTCCAGCTGCAAATACTAATTATACAAATTTAACAACAAATTTAAGTATTGCTTTATCTGATGCTTCTTTAGTTCAATTTGTTGATGATGCTGTTCCTGCATTAAATCAATATCAACAAGGTTATGATTTGTTTGCCAATAAAGAAGAAACTAATATTTCTTTAGTTTTAACTGGTAACGCTTCTGTAGAATTACAACAATATGTTATTGATAACATAGTAAACTTACGAAAAGATTGTGTAGCATTTATTTCACCTCCATTTACTTCAATTGATAGCATTGGAGAAACTCCTACAGCGGGTATTACAACATGGTTAGCATCGTTAGCTCGATCAAGTTCATATGTTGTAGCTGATAGTGGATTTAAATATATGTACGACAAATATAACAACAAGTATCGTTGGATACCACTTAACGGTGACGTTGCTGGTCTATGTGTAAATACAGATACAGTTCGTGATCCATGGTTCTCGCCTGCTGGATTGAATCGTGGTCAACTTAAAAATGCAATTAAATTGGCCTGGAATCCAAATAAAACTCAAAGAGATGTGATATATTCGGCCGGTGTTAATCCTGTTGTGTCTTTGGCTGGCCAAGGAATTGTTTTATTTGGCGATAAAACATTACAATCAAAACCATCTGCATTTGACCGAATCAATGTCCGTAGATTGTTTATTGTTCTTGAAAAAGCAATTGCTGAAGCTGCAAAATATTCATTGTTTGAATACAACGATGAATTTACACGAGCTCAGTTTGTTGCACTAGTAACTCCATTCTTACGAGATGTTCAAGGTCGCCGTGGTATAACAGACTTTAAAGTTGTATGTGATACAACAAATAATACACCACAAGTTATCGATTCTAATCAATTTGTTGGTGATATTTTCATCAAACCTGCTCGTTCAGTCAACTTCATCCAATTGAACTTTGTTGCTGTTGGAACTGGTGTTGACTTCACAACAGTTGTTGGTGCTGTCTAATAAATACTAAGAATAATAGGAGAAATTAAATGGCATTCAATGTAGCAGAATTTAGAGCAAATATGATTGGTGACGGAGCCCGTCCTAATCTATTTAAGGTCTCTTTAACATTTCCAACGGTAGCAACAAACGGTGTTGCAGCTGGCCAAAAAACAACTTTTATGGCCAAAACAGCACAGTTACCCGGTTCAACAATTAATAGCTTTCCATTGTATTACTTTGGACGTGAATTAAAGTTTGCTGGTAACAGAACATTTACAGATTGGACATTACAAATTATTAATGACGAAGATTTTTTAATCCGCAATGCATTAGAATCTTGGATGAACTCAATTAATAGTCATACAACAAACGTGAGAAACGCTGCCGCTGTAAATCCTTCAAACTATTCAGTCGATGCTGAAGTTACTCAATATGGTAAAGCCGGACAAGAATTGAAAAAGTATAAATTTGTTGGTTTATTTCCTGTAGACGTGGCTCCAATTGATTTAGATTGGGGTTCAAATGATTCTATTGAAGAATATGCAACAACATTCGCATTTCAATATTGGGAATCAGATACTACTTCTTAATATGTTTTTTATGTGGGGTATTTTACCCCATTTATGTTTAATTGAATTGGAAAAGTAAATAATATGGCAGCTAATAAATTCTCTCTTTTTGGTTTCACAATCGCACGGGATAAAGCCGAGAGCGATCAGTCGGCGCAACAATCTTTTACATCGCCGGCCAATGAAGATGGTGCATTAACAATACAATCGGCCGCTTACTATGGAACTTATGTTGATCTGGATGGTACAGCAAAAAATGAAGTAGAATTAATTTCTCGTTACAGAGAAATGGCTATGCAACCAGAAATAGAATCGGCTATCGATGATATTGTAAACGAAGCTATTGTAAAAGATGATGATGGTCAAGTTACCAATATTGTTTTGGATAATTTGAACCAACCAGATAAAATTAAAAAAGCGATTAAAGAAGAATTTCAAAATATTCTCAGGTTATTAAATTATAATAATATGGCTCAAGATATTTTTCGCCGATATTATATTGATGGTAGATTATTTTATAACATTATTATTGATAAAGAAAATCCAGTTGCAGGTATTAAAGAACTACGATACATTGATCCACGTAAATTAAGAAAAGTGCGTGAATTAAAAAAACAAAAAGATGATAAAACAGGTGCAGAAGTTGTAAATGTGTCCAATGAGTATTACATCTACAATGACAAAGTGGTTACCGGCAGTTCTACTAATTATGGCCCTATTGGTGTACGAATTACAACTGATTCTATTATCTCTGTTGTTTCTGGTTTAATGGATTCTCGCCGTGCTGTGGTATTATCTTACTTACACAAGGCAATTAAACCACTTAATCAGTTAAGAATGATAGAAGATGCGACAGTTATCTATCGTATCTCACGTGCACCAGAACGCCGTATATTTTATATTGACGTAGGTAATTTGCCTAAGTTAAAAGCGGAACAATATCTTCGTGATATTATGGTCAAATATAAAAACAAACTTGTGTATGATGCCAACACAGGTGAAGTTCGTGATGACCGTAAATTTTTATCCATGATGGAAGATTTTTGGTTACCACGCCGTGAAGGTGGTAAAGGCACAGAGATTACAACATTACCTGGTGGACAAAACTTAGGTGAGTTGGAAGATGTAAAATATTTTCAAAAGAAATTGTATCAATCGTTAAGTGTTCCTATTTCTCGATTAGAACCCAATCAAGGTTTTTCGATTGGTCGAGTTGCAGAAGTTACACGAGATGAATTAAAGTTTGCTAAATTTGTTGATAGAGTTCGTAATAAGTTTTCAGATATTTTTGATCAAGCTTTACGTGTGCAATGCGTATTAAAAGGTATTTGTACCAATGAAGAATGGTCTTTATTTAAAGAAAACATTCATTATGATTTTATTAAAGATAACAACTTTAGTGAATTAAAAGAAGCTGAGTTAATGACCAACAGATTACAATTGTTAAGTTCTGTTGATCCTTATACAGGTCGGTATTTTTCTCAAGCATGGATACAACGAAATGTATTACGTTTAAATGATGATGAAATTAAACGTATGCAAGAAGAAATTGATGAAGAAAAAGAAGCTGGTCTTGGATTGCCTGTTGGTGTTATGAATGACGTAGCACAACAAACTATGATGTCACAGGTGCCTGCTCAACCACAGAATCCAGATGATCAACAGCATCAAATGGATATGCAACAAGCAGCTGCTAAAATTAAAGAATCAATGAACACTTTTGGTAAATTAAAACAAATACTATAAATATTTTGAATGGAGATAATAATGGAAAATACAAGAGCAATTATTGATTACGCTTTTGACGACAATGCAAAAGATATGCGTGATGCACTTTATAGTGATATACAAGATAGGGTAATGGCACATTTGGATGCTCAAAAGCAACAAATTGCACAAAACATATTAAGTCCGGCTGAAGATCCGTTGGCTACGGCACAAGATATGGCGGTAGAACCGGCAGAAGAACAAGACCAAGAACAGGAACAAGAGAGTGAAAACGCTTAAAGAGTTTTGTAACCTCTACGAAAAAAAGAATAAGGCTGAACAAGATCCGCCAAATATTCTAATAATGAAACGGCAATCTATTAGGTTGTTTCCTAATGGTCAAAAAGTAGCATTGTATTATGTGGATAAAATTAATAAATATGTGACCATACCATATGAATCTATGACATGGTCCTCTTCCATACCAGAAGAATTTAAACAGGAATAAAAAATGGCAAATTCATTTACGTACCAAGTAATTAAAGATACAACAGAACATGTTGTTATTAAACTTACAGCTTCATTTGATGGCACAGGACAAGAATCAAATAGCTCTCGTATACAAGCTAATACATTATATGGTGCTTTGAACGCAAATGCTACACCAGGATTATTGAGTTCTGGTGGTTCGGCTTTACCATATTATGGTTTAGCTTTAAATCGTTTATGGTACGACTGTGGTTCTGGTGGAGATGTTCAGTTATTTTGGAAAGCAAACACCAATATACCATTAATAATCATGAATGGTAACGGAGAATATGATGGTGCAGGAAACTGGACGACCATTCCAAACAATGCAAAAAATACAGCAGGTTGTAACGGCGATATTGGCGTTGTAACTCGTGGTATGGCTGCTAACGATAGCTATACAATGATTGTGGAGTTACGTAAAGAAAACGAATATTACCAGCGTGGTCAGTTTAATGATCCTGCTGCATTCAATTATGGCAGTTACTCAATAGATCCATAATGAAAGATTTTGTTACCAAATTATTATCTGGTAATTTAATGGAGGCAAGAGAATTATTAGATAAACGCATTGAAGAATTGGTTAATGAAAAATTTAACCAAATTCAAGAACGTTTGGCTAATGAAATAGCTGAAGGTAATATACAGAAAATAGGACGAACAAGCCTTGTTCGTGTACGATTCCGTAAAGGAAAAATACAACGAAGGGTTAAAAAGTCAGCAGTATCGGGTTATACGATTCGTGGTGGTCGTTTAATAAGAATGTCACCACAAGAACGTAGGCGGAGATCAATGGCTGCCAGACGTTCTAAGTTTAAACGAAAAAGTAAATTAAGGCAGTCGTTGAGAAAGCGGCAAATATCTTTAAGAAAACGAAAGGCAATGGGACTATAATGAAGTTAATTACAGAAGTCACCGAAACATTACAATATCTTGCTGAAGATAAAGACGGCAAGAAAACTTTGTTTATCGAAGGTCCATTTCTCCAAGCAGAAGTGGTAAACCGTAATGGTCGTAAATATCT